CAACACCGTGATCTCAAATTTACGCATCTTAATACCCGCTCAGGTTAAAATACAGCCCAATGTCCACAAAGTTAACCGTGCCGCCTTCGCTGTCTCCGCTGTCTGCGGGCAGGCGCTCGATCTCAATTTGCACAGGCACGCCCGCGCTCAGTGAGGGCGCGTTGGCCGTTGGCACCGCCACAGAAAACGCAGTTACCTTGCGCGCCACGGTAGAGGCCGTCACTGTGCCTTTCACCTGTGTCGAAAAACTCTGCGCGCTCAATGTGCCGCCCATCGCCAGCGCCGAAACCCTCACCCCCACCACAAACGCCCCCGAGCCGGCCACCGGCATCTCATAACTGCCGCTCACCAAAAGCGAGCCGCCATATGCCGGCGGCATCTTGCGCATCCACTTGCGCCCGCTGGTGGCTGTGCCATTCGCCTGCAACACCGGGTACTCCACGATCGGCGTACCGGCCTGCCCCTGCTGTATGGCGTAGCCCATGCCGGCCGTGTTGCTGTCCACCATCCCCGAACTTTCAGGGAAGAGCGGCGCGTAAAAATAATTGTTCAGCGCCGTCAGGTCGCTGTTCACATTGTCTCCCCATGTGCTGGGGATGGCCGCTCCCGTGGTCGGGTCGTGTGTCGGTACCGTATACGTCATCTCATTCTCCTAGGCGGGGAAGCTCCACGCCGCATTGTCCCATTGGCCAATATCCCACTGCGCAAACGCAGAGGCAGAGGCGCCCTTCAACACCGGTGAAAATATCACATAGCGTCCAGTGAACATCTCCGCCTCATAGCCGTTGATGAAATAATCCCCGTCCACGCCGCTCATCGCCTCTGCAAAATGCGCCCGCGTGCCGGGTTCCAGCATCAAAAATCCGAACATGCGCATTTTGTCCGCGTTGGCGATCATCGGGTAGCGGTCCACCGTCACATTTGGCACGCTCTCCAACCCCAGCGTATATTCCGCAATGGCCGCAGTAATGCTTGGGTCGTCCTGGTAGGCCATGTCGAACGTCGTCTGAAAAATGCCATTCGCCTGCGCCGCGCTGTCCTCATAGATCAGCGAGAGCGGGTCATACAGGTAGATGCCCTTGCCGATCGCCTGCAGGGCCGTCACCCACAGCGCCTCACTCGCCACCAGGGTAAATTCCACCTCACTTGTTCCGTATTGCGCCGTCACCGTCAGGCTACTGGTTTTGTCCGCGCCGCCGCCGTTCTCTGCCGCATTGGCCGTGTGGCTCTTGGTCATCGAGCTGGTGTCGGCGTTCACGTAGCTGGCTCCCCCGCTCGGGTCGCGGTACGATCCGCGCACGGTCAGGGTTTGCCCCGCGCTCATCTCTATCGCCGCCGGCAGGTCATACAATATCGTCGTTGCCGCCGCGTCGATCCTGCGCACAGCGGTAATCCCGCGAATGCGGTTGGCTTGGTGCCGCCCATACCCAATGCGTGTCGCGTCCGGCAGGTTCACGTTGTCAAAGCTGGCTTCCTGGTATTCAGTCAGCACCAGCCGTCCGCCGTCTTCCAATAACAGGTAATCGCCGTCTTCCAGTAGCAAAAAACCGGCATCACTACCCAGCGGCAGTTGGGTGTTGGTCACACTCGAACGCGTGTCTCGCCCCTCCACCACCAGTGTCTCTCCGCCTGTGGCATCGCCCTTGGTGTAGATCATTCCAAATTCCGAAACGGCCAACTTGTCAAACTCGCTCAACGCGCTCCCCCCCACGCTGGATGCGTCGAACACGGTCGGGAAGGTGTCACTCCCGCTTCCATACTCGGTGGCCAGTGGTTGCACCGCCATGTTGGCCAATATCAGCGCCACCGCGTCCTCAATCGTCTGGTTTAGTGCGATCGAGGTCAGGTTCATCTCGTGGTTGCCAGCCAGCGTCATCCAGTTCTGCACGCTCACCCGCACCCGCCGCGCACCGTATGCGCCGGCGTCCACCGTTATGCCGCTTGGCTCGATCAGCCCGTAGAATTTATAGCGTCGATACCCTTCAAACTCAAACCACAGCCGCACCGCCAGTCCTGTTGTCCAGCCGCTCATCGCGCTGGCGTGTCCGGGGCTGTAGTAGCCCAATGTGCCCACGCTGTTCTGCGCATCGTTACGCAGGTAAAAAACCAGCGTCGTCTGCGCCCCCACGCGGTCCAGCGGACCGTTGTCCAAAACCCCCTGTGACCATCTCGCGCCCGGGTTCTGCAAAACGTCATCCTTCAGCGCCACCCACGCACCGCTCACATATACATCTATGCCCCAGTTGTCGAATTCGTGGGTCATTACAGCGCCAGCCCCTTCAGCACCTTGGCCAGCGCGCGCGCATTCTCCTCCGCGCTGGGGATGCGCGAAAGCAGGGCGTGCATCTGCTCCATGTTGCTCCCCCCGCCGGCACTACCCTTCAACGTCGAAACATACCCGCCGCTCTTGCCGGCCATCAAATAACTCTTGCCGCCGCTGGTAAATAACTCGGGTTCGCCATATTCCGTCACCTGCGCCCAGCCGCCCGGCGTCATCGGGCCGCCCGTGGCGCGGGTTTTTTCACTCTGTGAATACGCACTGCCTGGGTCATAACCCGCCGCGCCCGATCCCTGTCCGCCGCTATTGCTCACCACCCGCGGCATCTCCCCGTGCACGCGAATGAAAACGTCCACGTAACCCACCGCGTTAAATCCATCAATGTTCTCCAGGCTCGAACGCACATGGTTCAACGCCATGCTGGCTTCCGCTCCCGAGAGTTTGCCTTTCGCCATCGCGTCCGCCAGGCGTAGCATGGCCGAAGATGCCTGGTAGCCCTTGTCACTCATCAGTCCCGCCGCGCGCGCAAACTCGATCTGCTGTTGCTCGGTCGCGCCCACGTTTTTCAGCGTGCCCAAAAACATGGCTTCCTGCGTGGCCTCTGCCTGTTTACCCAACGCCTCCATGCCGGCGCGCACCTTCTCCGCGCCGTCTTTTTGGTCTGCATATTTTGCGTTTAATGTTGCCAGTGCCTGTGCCTGGTCGCCAAACATCTCGGTCAGGCCTGTACCCACCTTCAATAGGCTCTCGTAGTATTCAGCGGTCTGTTCGGCGATAGGTCCCGTGTCCCCCGGCGTCGAAGCCCCCCCGCGCGCCGCATGCATTTGCGCCAGTCCGCTATAGCGTGCCGCGTCCGCCAGCCGGCCCCGGTATATATTCTCAAACTCAGCCCGTGACGTATTAAGCGCAGGCGAAAAATCCGTCTGGTAATTTACATAACTCGAGCCGCCACGATACGTATTGGTAGACAAAATGCCTTTCAGTGTAGCCCGCTGAAAAGTATCGTAGGCCTTGTTTATTTCACTTGTTTTTGTAGATAGTTCCAACTCGCGCGCCAGCGCATTATTCAGCGGCACGAACGTATCGCTCAGTGATGCTTTCACCGAGTCTTTGTAGTTCGCCCAGCTGGCCGAAAGCCGGTCATACGATCCAGCCGCGCCCTCAGCGCGGTTGCCCACCTGCACCACCGTATCCTCGGCCGTCTTCAAAAAGGCCTGTTTAAAGCTCTCTTCCTTGGTCAACCCCAGCGCCTTGAACGCATCTTCATTGCGGTTGAACTGCGTCAGTGAAACACCCAGCTGGTCCAGCCGGCGCTTGCTTTGGTTGGCCAGCGCCAGCGTCAGCTCGCCGGTGTCCATGCCCAGCGCGGTCATCACCCGCGAGAGGCGCACCGCTTCATCTGCATTGTTGGCCAGCCCCAGTTGAAACAGGTCACTGCCCTGTTTGGCCAGCGCAAAGTCGCTCACCGTGCCCAGCGTCGCCTGGCGCAGGTCGCCCAGCAACACCGAGCCGGTCGTGCCGGCCGCCTCGGCCAGTCGGTCGAATTTACCGCGCGTATAATCAATCTCCGCGCCCATCTGCCCCATTTCGTAGATCACCTTTGTCGAGCCGATGGCCGCGGTGATAAACGATATGGTCCCCAGCGCACTGCGCGCGCGTGCGGCCAGGCTCAGCAGGCCGGCTCCATTGGCCGCCACCGCCGCCGTGTTCCCCTGCACCTGTGATGTCACGCGCGCAAAGTCGGCCCCCAGCGCATCGCCGGGGTACATGCCTCCCAATCCCTTCATCTGCGCGCCCGTGGCCTGCAACGCCGAACGCGCCTGATTCAAACCAGAGATCATCTGGCTCGGGTCAGCCGTAAGGTTCGCCACCAAAGATGCTACGATCGTGCTCACAGTATGCTCGTCTCCGCTTTCGCTATTCCGTCACGGTAGTGACGCCACTCGTTCAATTCCTGCATTGTCAGCGCATCCACCTGCTCCAGCGTCCAGCCCGTCGCCTCCACCAGCTTCCAGCGCAAATACTCAAATGGCAGGTCGTGGTTCTTGGGGTGTTTCAAGGCAAAGTAGATGCGCTTGCTCAGTTTGGGTCGTCGGGGTCTCCCTCCGCGGCGATCTCTACCACCTGGCCGGCCTTCAGGTTCAGCCGTTTCATCTCATCGTCACTCATCCGCACTTTCGCGCGCTGGTGCACCGGGTGCATGGCCGCCTCCCACCACCCCGCCACCAGTATCTGGTAATCGGGGAAGGGCAGTCCCTGCAAATCCTTCAGCTTCATACCCGAAGCCTTGGCCAGCACCTTATCGCTTTCCTCCTGGTCGCTCCCGTCTTTCACTGCCAGGCGAAACTCCGAAACGCTGATTCGGGAAAGGTCGAATTCCACGACCCTCCCCGTCACAGCCAGCTTTATCTTTGCTCCCATTTTCCCGCCTACCAGGTGGTCACGGTGTAGTTGCCGTCACCGGTGAATTCTGCCTTCAACTCGGTTACGTCGGCGTATTTGAAATCAAACTGCCCGCCGCCACAGAACGCGCCGATCACATACTTGCGCTTGCCGGTGGCGGTACCCTCCGGCCCAAAGTTGATCGTGCCCTGCGTGCCTTCACGCAAAAGGTCTTCCAGTGCGGTGCCGCCGGTCTGCGCCACGCCACTAAATGAAACCTTGGTGTCTTTCAGCGTGGCGATACGCGTCTTGCGCGCGTCACTGCCGGCGGTCGAATCGGCGTAGTCCACACTCGGGGTCAGGCTCACGGTGCGCTCATCACCGTGCAGGGTCACAGTTCCGCCGCTTGTCACCCATTGAAAATACATATTCGCGCCAGTAAATTCAGGCATTGCAAAACTCCTTCACTAATCCTTATCCAATCGGACTCGGTACAAAGCTCCCGCCATGTAAACCTTTTCCACGTTCGGTAAATTCTCAACCAGGCTCACCTCCGTCTCGCGGGCCATCCAGAAGTTCGTCCACCCGCTCACGCTCAGCGTCTGCAAATGCAATAATCCATCCACCAGCGCGTCGATCGTGCCAGCCTGTGCCGGCGTACTCGCAAAACAACGCACCAGCATCATCAGGTTCTTGGTGCGGTTCGGCGTCATGTTCTCGTCGCCGCCGCTCTGATAGCTGAAAACAACGAACGGCTTACTCGCATTATCCGGCGCCTGCTGGTAATAGATCGCCGTCCCACCCAGGGCGCTCACCAGCGAGCTTCCGCCCGCCAGTTTTGAAAAAACGGCCGTGTTCAAAACAGTTTTTGCGCTCATGGGTTCAACAGCATGGGGAAGAACTCCACGTAATAGCTCTGCCCAACCTCCTGCGCCGCCGGCGTAAAGAAGGGCTGCGCCGCAAACCCGGGGTGCATCTTGATATAGCGCCAACCCACGCCGGGGATGTTCACCGGCGCGTCGATCAGGTACGGGTGCGCCACCCCGAATTCCTGATACACGCCATACTCCGTGCCATCCTGCACCTCAGCCGCATTCGCTGAGAGTTTCGAAACATGGATCGTATTACGCAGATTGCCGGTGTCCACCGGCGCATTCGCCTTGGCCACGCTCTCAAACTGATACGCCGAGCGCCTCAACACCTCCGCCGAAACCGGGTTAACCGCGCCCAATATGCGCTCCAGCTCGCGCGTGTCCACACTCACCGTCAGTCCAAAAAATGCGCCGGCCATCGTTACACCTGCTCCACAATACAGCGTACTTCCGCGCTCCAGCTTTTACCGCTGTCCACCGCGATCACATTCAATGTGCGCGTGCCCACTTCCACCCGGTTGCTCACCGCCACGTTCGTGCCGTGCGGCAGGGTCAGCACCCAGCGCCCAAAGGCCTGCACCGCGCCGCCGGCCAGCATCTCGTTGCCATTAAAAGAAGATATGCCTTTCGACGCATACGCATCCAGCCGGCAGGCCGCGCTCGTCACCGTGCCCCACGTGTCGATCCACCCGCCCTGGCTGTCCGAAGAGCGGCTCACACTCAATATGTAGGCGGTATCCGGCAGGCTGGCCGTTTCAAGGTCCTCGCGCCAGCGCGCCACTTCGGCGCTCGTCGGCATGCTCATAATGTGTCGCTCCGTTCCATGTCCAGCACTCGCGCGCCGGCCAGGCTCCGAAAGTACGCTTCCTGTGCCTTTGCCTGCGCATACAATTGCGAGCGCTTCAATCCGTGGCTGTCCGTCTGCACATCGTAGGCGCTGGCATAGTATGATGCTTTGGCCGCCCACACATCCGCCGCGGCCTCGTTCACATCAAATGAGCGTCCGGTCAGGTTGATCACCGTGCCGCCCTGGTCTGCTGTAAAATCTATGCGCCCCGCAAAATAATCCACCGTATAACTCTGCGTCACCGTTCCGCCATTAGAATATTTCAGCGCAAAATAAGCTGTGCCGCTATCGATCGCTTCCAGGTTTCCAAGCGGGCTCACGTAGCGTTTATATTGCACCGTCCCACCCGCAGAAGCATCCCCCGCCGCCGCATGTATCTCTTCCTGCGCCATCAGTTCCACTTCAAAAAAATCGGTGCGGTGTTTATCCAAAACAGACTGCAGTTGGTTGTCGCTCCAATACGAAACAGTGCCCAGCGTCCAGTCCGCAGTCCCTGCGAATGTACGT